GAACCCATGCGGGCTAAGGCATTCCACTATAGTAAGACCTTGTTTGATATTGCCTATGCGGGACTTACTGAGTTCGGTAAGTCAATTGACGAAAAGCCAACTGACTTGCATGAGGACCGAGCTAAGTGCCTGGAGTTCAGCAAGTTCCTGGACGAACTGTCCCAGGCCAAGGACTTCGGTGATAAGCACCGAGAACGAGCCAAGGGTTGGCACAAGGCAAAGTTTGAGGGAGCCACTGACAAGGAAGAAAGTGACAAGAAGAAGGAAGAGGAAAAGAAAAAGAAGGACAAGAAGTCTCAGCCCGAAGCAGAGGTCAAGCAATTGCTGGAAACGACTGAACAACAAAGTAAAGCCATGTCCGAGCTAGCCAAGAAACTCTCCTCCCTTACGGAACACATCAACAGTACCAACGGTAAATCCACCTAAGCAGTGCAAATAAACGGGGCCGATTGAACAGAGAAGTTGGCAACACAATCCCATGTTGTTGCCTGGAACTAGAAAGTAAGATCCTTTTTCGGAGGCAACTGACTAATGGGCATTGAATTGTCCGACCTGGCAGCCCAGACGCAAAAGAATGCGGAAGGGCTTGCTGTTATGACCAAGAGTATTGACGACTTGGTTGATACTCTCAAGAAAACCCGTATGGCGGGTCATCCCGACCCTAACCAACAGCAGTGGGGAGTTCCCAATGTTCGCAACGGTGAAGACAGCATGGGTTCCCGTGGTTACTCATTCATGAAAATGATGGGTGTCCTTACCGGAGCTGTTCCCCGTGACGAAGCCAAGATGGAAATTGACTTCCACAATAGACTCCACGGAGTTTATTGTAAGTCGTTGGGCGATGCTGGTTACACCTATGGTGGAACCGGACATGAAGGTATCCATCGCTTCATGGCTCCCTTGAGCACTTCCTATATGCAGGATCGAATTGTTCCCCGTGACTTCCGTTCGGAAATGCGGCAGGCAGTTCGGGCCGGTATGGAAGGAGTTGATCCTGGTGAAATGAATTGGATCCGTACCAAGCAGCTTCAGAGCATGGGATACGGCAGCAAGGCTTTGAGCTGGATTAACGAAATTACGGGTGGAGCCTTGGTGGCACCCCCAGAGATGGGTGAATTGATCGAGCTGCTCCGTAACAAGGAAGCTTTGGTCAATGCAGGAGCCAAGACGGTTCCCCTTCCTCCCCAGGGACGACTAAAGTATCCTCGCCAGACCACTCCTTCTAACACCTATTGGGTTGGTGAGAATGCGGCTATTACCGAATCGTTGGTGGGAACGGGTGAAGTCACCCTCCAGGCCAAGAAGCTGGCAGTTCTCATCAAGGCTCCCAACGAACTCATTCGTTTTGCCTCCCCTGCTGCAGAAGCCCTGCTGCGGGACGACATGACCAAGTCCCTGGCTCTGGGACTGGACCTGGCCGGACTGGAAGGTAATGGTGGGGATACCCGTCCTCGTGGTGTTCTTAACACTCTGGGTATTAACACGGTGGTTTCTAGCTCCACTGGAGTTGACGGAGACCAGCTGGTAGCCAATGACTTCTACCGTATGATCGCTTCGGTGGAAGAGGCCAATGCCGAGTTCGAGGGGTTCATCATGCGACCCAAGACCTTGTATCGTACCTACCAGCTTAGGACCGATGCTGTGGCACAGGGCGATAAGATGGGACCGTTCCTGTTCAACCTGATCCGGGAAGCCGGTGACAAGGTGGAAGCCACCATTGCTGGACAGAAGGTGACCAAGTCCACTCAGGTTTCTCAGGTTCGTTCCAAGGGTTCTTCTTCAACTCTTACCTACATCCTGGGTGGAATGTGGAGCGATATGCTCATTGGTATGTTTGGAGCCATTGAGTTTGCAGCTACCACTTTGGGTGATACCTCCTTTACCAATGACCAAACTTGGGTTCGTGGAATTTTGTCCTGCGATATTGCTCTGCGGCATGCTGCTGCTTTTAGCCTTTTAGATAATTTGATCGTCACGGGTTGATAAATCTTAACCATCAGCACTCTTGCTGAGATTTAGGAGGATACTTAGATTAGCGCAAATACTGTGATCGACATTGGCAATACCTGTGACTATCAGGTGTCGCTTATCAGTTTGAGCGGATCAAACACCGCCGTAGGTCGTATCATCGACCTTCTGGGGGCAGATACAAACTGTATTGGATGGGTAGCAGCTACGGCTCTTAGTGGTCTGGCTCCTATCTTCATCCAAACTGCTGATGTTACTACATCAGGAACCTTCTCCGATCCAACTTCTGGATTGTGGGAGGGTGGAGGGCTTCCTGATGGAGTAGCTTCTGGTGGTATTTTCTGGGCCAATTCTGGACTGTATGCTTCTGGATATAATTCTCCTTCCTCTCCTTTGAATGATGGTCCTTTGATGTGTTCCGGAGGTATCCAGTTCTTCCACTTCCAGAAACCGCACCGCTATGCTCGTTTGAACCTTTCAGGTGGAGCTATTGGTGCTGAAATTCTGATGGCTGGTTTTATCAGCCAGAAGAAGGTCACTGGTTCAGGCCACGGATTTTCGTTTTTGCCTGGGTCTGGTTCGCTATCAGTGTGACAAAGTATTACCTTTGTCATTTATCAAAACAGCACGGCTGTTTTCCCTCAACTAACACAAGGGATGTCTCTTTGGGGGCATCCCTTGTGTTTACTATAGATTTCCTTGGAGACTTGACTCGTGAGATTGACTGATGTAAACGAGTGTAAGGTCTTCCTACAGATTGATCCAGCAGATACCTCTGAGGATCTTCGTCTGGGTTTCTTCATTGAAATGGCAAGTGCATGGATTGAGGAAAGTCTCAACCGCGTTGGCCAAATTAATTATCAGTCACGCACTCAATATTACAAAGGGAGTGGTACTCCCAAATTACTCCTCCGAGCCAGACCTGTATTTACTTCTCCTACCATCCAAGCATGGAAAGACTCCGGAGCCTGGTATGGAAGTGTAACCGACTCTTTTAGTAGTAGTAATGCTCTCACCTATGGAACTGACTTTGCCCTGGAGATTGACCAGGATGATGGAAGTAGTAGGAGTGGTATCCTCCTTCGGATCAATGACTACTGGCCCAAGAGAGGTTTGAGACAAACTGGTTATCTCTCTCCCTTTGTGGGTGAATCCTTTGGAATAATCAAGATAATCTACACGGCTGGTTACACTCAAGATACTTTACCCGCACCACTTCGATTAGCTTGCAATACCTTAGTAGCAGAATTGAAACAGTTGTTCCCACTAGGATTTTTACTAGCTGGTGAAAACTACGAAGAAAGAGGAGTTACTTACCAACTTCCACAGAAGAAACCACTCCTATCGATGATTGAACCTATGATCTGCGGATTTCGAAACTACGTGATGTGAGACTACCATGAACCAACAAGTTTCCAGCTACCATGAACTCCTCAAGAACTACCACCAAGTCATCCGCACTAAGTGGAAGACAGAAGAGGAGATGGAGAGTAAACTCAACAAGCAAGATACCTTGTCCCATCAAATGTTCTCCATTGTAGAAAAGATGAAGCCTTCGGATCAGGAACTATGTCGAGGATTGCAGTGGCAGTTGTATGAGGAAGGTTTGAAATAGATGGTGCTCAATGCTCAAGACTTCAGGAGTTTTCATAAACGACTTTATGCCGGGGTAGGGTGTCTCCAGACTGTGACGTTGTTGAAACGAGGAGATGATCAACAACAGGGAACAGTAACAGCCTACAAGATCTTCAATGCAAGATGGACAAGAATATGGAAGGGTGGACAATCTTTAGCTGGGAGTATGAGTTCCAACAATACTCGCCAGGTTCACATTCCCCAATCAGAGTTCAGTCGCATCGGAGTTAGTAACATCAATGTTTTGGACCGCTTTGTGGATACTGATGGAAGAACATGGCAACCAGAGAGTCCAGAAGTTATTGTCAGTCAGCTAATAGAAGAACACTGGTGCATCCCCTGCAAACGATTGAACTGAGGAATGCAGAGTGTCCCGCGATATTCAGATTTATGGAGAATGCTTAGTCTACGTAAAAACCATCACTGCTACGGGGACTGATTTCAAAGGAGTGTTTGAACTTGGTCTTTCGGTTGATCCCATCATCATTTCTTTTAAGTTGAATCACCTTGATGTCTCCGTAGATGACTATGCGAATAAAGTTCCCGCCGAAACTTTGTGGATGCTTGGGGAAGCATCCATCAGAATGACGTTAGTACATTGGGACGATGTTGTACTGAAACGATGTGTACGGGAATCGATGGGGGGAGCAACTTCATTTGGAAATATGAAGGGAGCAGGAACTCCAATGGGAGGTAGTAAGCCTCAAAGTAATGTCCTCAATCACTACATCAGTTTGAACTTGAACAGTCCTAACGCTGGGACCGACATACCGGCTACCTATCGATTCCCAAGTTCGTACTTGGCAGATATGCCCTATGAACTACCCATTGGGACAGAAAGAAGTTTAGTCAAACTCCATTGGCGAGCTATTCCTTACTTCAGTACGAACAACTTTACGTCTAGCACTGAAATCACCTCTACGAATGCCATCCTTTTTGATGATACGCTTGATGTTTGATTTTTAGATTGAAAGGAGACTCTGGCTATGGCTAGAGACATCTTTCGTGCAAGGTGAAGTCATGGTATCCGTAAAGGGGGCTTCTGGAAGTAGTATTTCTTCCCTTACCCAACTTGGATTAGCTGACAACTCTATCCATATCCGTTTGAACCCCAAACATATGGATGTCAATGCCGATGCCTGGGGACGGGAAGGAAGAGGACCAGCTTTTGAGGTTCAGACTTTCCTTGCCGATGCAGACATTACCATGACCCTTGTTCACTTTGATAGAACCGTTATTGATTATTGTTTGCAAGAAAGTCAAGGAGGATCCTCGGCTCCTGGTACGATGGCTAGAGCAGGAGCACGATTGGGAAACAATGCAGCTCGATTTGCAGCCACCAACCATTTTATCGGATTGAATTTATCTGGACCTGTATCAGCGAAACCGTGGCGATTTTATTACACCTACTTGCTCGGAGATCAAGACTTCCCTATTGGGACCGAGAGAAGCATTATTACTTTGAAGTGGAAAGCTATCCCTTATACTAATGATCCGTGGGGGGGTGGAACTGCTCAGGGAGGAACAGCAGCCGGGACAGGAGCGGTAGGAGCACTCTTGTATGATAACACGCTGGACACCTGATCAATGCTTTCTCCTCGACAAAAACAACTGATACGACTTTTGTGGGATACTGGTAGGTATACCAAGAAGATGTTGGCATCCATGTTTCGTACTTCCGTAAATGTGATCGAAGAAACCCTCGTTACCAAACCCGTCAACAAAGTAAAAGCGTTGTGGGGGAAGGTACAAGATATTTTCAAATAGAGGTCATCATGTGGAATTGGATCAAGTCCTGGTTTGTACAATCATCAACTGAACCATTTGATATATACCATCCTAAAGAAAGAACCATATTTCACTATTGGAATGGAGAAAAAGTCATTGATGCAGACCCCCTTCCTCTCTACAAGAAGATGATGGAAGTCGGTCCAGAACTGAAGGTTGATTTGCAAGTATCAAATTCCCAACTCAAAGATGCTCCCATCGCCCATGATAAAGCAATAGGGAAAATCAGAAAGATTTTCACTCTCAAATCCTTTGACGAAGGGGGATTGACCGAAGTGGAAACCATTGCTCTGTTAGAGCATTTTTTGATTTTCTGTGAGTATAAAAAAAAAGGGGGGAATCAGCCTCCGACCTCGCAGACGGAAACTTCACCGCCTACGCCACCCTCCTCAGACGGAAGCCAAGCTATGGAGAATACTTCTCCTTCTGGCTCAACCGAAAACGGTCAATGTACCGAAGAGCAGAAGCTGTTGCCTACGGAGTAGGAATAGGATTAGGAATAGTAACTCCTCCAGAAGAGTATTGGGAATCCATCACCGATGGTAAAGGGGAAGCGATGTGTGCAAAGGCGGGTTACGAGTTGGGAAGGAAGCGTGATTAAATGGGACTTGCAGATGTTTTAGGCAAACTTTCTGCCCAACTAGCAGGGGGAGGACATGATTCCCTCATAAAGTCACAATTGTCTGCTATGAGAGCTAGCGAATCTCTCCAGGCAATGCACGATGCTCAACAATATGGAAATACCCCATTCGCTAAATTTTTATCTCCCTCTGCACAATACTTTTCTCGGAAACCAACACAACAACTTGATTTGATGGAGCAACAACAAAGCCATGACTTACAAATGGCAAAGCTTCAAAGCAACCCAAACTTCCAAATGTTCAATACTGCATCTCAAGGCACAGGATTGATGCAGAAAATAGGAGTGGCTGGAAGAGCCGCGATGGGAGATCCTACTGCAATAGCCGAAGGAATTCAAATTGCTATCACGGACAAGATACAAGGTCTTCAGGGAATGGGAACCGAAGGTACTGCTCTTCTCCAAAGTCAGAAGTTTGAGGATATTAGTAAACATCTTGGAGGATTCGCTGAGAACCTGGGAAAAGTGACAGGTATGCCATTAGTAGAATATTATGGAAAACTGATCAATGTCATAGGACAGACCGTTGGATGGATTCGAGATTGGGGAGATGGACTACACAAAGCCAACATGCAATTTGCAGAGTACAGTGCCGGGATGGCAGGAGTCCAAGCTCGACAAGAAGTACGAGACATTTGGCTCTCTCAAGAACGAGGAGATCGTCGAGCGGGGAGTGCAGAGTATCTTGCCCAGGCCAAAAATAGACTTGATCGGGGTGCTGCTCCATTTGAGGATTTGTTTGCCAACTTCATGAACAAACTTGGAGGGTTTTCTCTTACCGCTATTGCTCTTGTTTTGGAAGACATCAAAAAGGTCGTTTCGGTAGTGCCAGGAATTGCAGATTGGCTAAAGGGAGATGGTAGTGGAGATACAGGTGGATTTGAAGACCTGAAACAAATGACAGGTCAGGGATGGGAAGATTATGGAGCACCCAGAAGGTTCAAGTGAAAGATGGGTGGATAAATGAGTGTCTTCTCTTACAATTCTGTTACGCTCCCTTATGTCACGGTGCAAACTTTTGACCAAACCACGGTTCGAGAAAGTAGTGACACGGACTGGATCCTTACCAAGTTTGACATTAAACTCAACTTTGTTCTTAACACCAATTATCTGAGTGTCGTGGCTCCTACTTTGGTAGGGAAGACTAGCAACCCTACGGATATCGTAAGGTCCATTCGTGCTTCCTTAATGAAACATCGGAAGACCCTTTCCTTCAAATTCAATGGGGTGGAACTAATCCCTCCTGATACAGCAGGAGTAGGAACGGTCGATGCAAAGAATGGTCCAATTCCCCAAAGTTTTTCCTACACCATGATGACCAACACAACCTTTTTGTGTACCTATCATATCATCGCTCACTATTGGGAAAATAACGTAGCCACAGGAAGTAGTCCTTTCGTTACCAATCAACCAGGAAGTCCAGTGCTCTACAACCGTTGGTCTGAAACCGTAGTCATTGATAAACACAACTTCTCCACCAAGACAAGAAGTGGCGTCTTTGCTATTCGGAGTGATAATGCAGAGGGAAAGATCGCTGACCAACTAAGAACCCAGATGGCAGTATTAAGTGTTCCTCAGGGATTCAACCGAGAGAGTTCTCAATATGTTTTGAATCCTGATGGATTGAGTTTACAATATACCATCATCGATAAAGAGGTTTTTCGTCATCCCCCTTCGCCTAGTTTTGAGGCGAAGGGGTCTTACAAAGAATCAGCCACTACTGCTTTAGGAAAACGGTATGCGGTTTGTAGCGTCACACTTCATGGAGATAAGGCCACTCCACAAAATCACCTCATTGAACAAGCAGTAAGGATCGTTACCCAGAAATTAGTTAACCGAGCCATTGACGTTAATCCTACTGTACTAGCAGGTGGTTTGGTTATTCAGAATGCCGAACTGGATGTAAACCTTTACGAGAACAATGTTTCCTTCAACATGAAAGTTTTGCTATTTCCAAGTAACCCTCAACTCAACGCAGGAGGTATTCCTATTAACGCCTTTGCAGGATACACCACGGATGTTCCTGGAAGTGAGGATGATCCAGACTATGTTCCTCCCTACCTGGACCGAGGAACTGCCAGTATCCTGCTCCAAGCAGCCGTTTACAATGATCCTAGTATCAAAAATGCGGGTCTGGGAGTGGGGAATGAAATTAGTCCTGAGAATGCGTTTACCACCACCAACCAAGAGAAGTTCCAGATCAGACAAGGAACCAACCTCGAAGTCGGAAAGGGGGGAGTCAGTAACGGGACTCAATAACAATGACTACTCCAACCCAAGTTATAATCGGACAAGTAGAGATCGATTCCCAAGATGCCAAATTCAAGGCATCAGAATCGGTAGGACTTAATGACTACAAAGCAATAAGTCGTTATGAAAGTGATCGTCATACTTACATGATGGGGATTACCTCCCCCAATGGATTTCAGGGAAACAATGTGGCCTTTGTTAGACTAGCGGCTCCTACTCTCCTGTGGATTATTGATTGGACTGCCAGTTGGTTTGGGAAGACCCCTCCTATCCCAGATCCAGAAAAAGTGGATGGGGGATGGGTTTTGCTTGATGACCATTATGAAACTTTCATTATTGGAATTGCTCCCAATGGGGAGTCTCCCCTCTATCGTATGAACGGAACTTACGTCTATGGACACAAAACTCCAAATTCCAAACCCGTGTTGAATGTAAGTTACCCCAAACCCCCACACTTCCAAGATGCTTTCTTGAGGACCATCTCGTTGGCTTCTTTGGAAGGAGGAATCTCCTCTCCTGGCTCAACTGGAAGTGTCCCGGCAAGTTCCAATACTCCTACTTTGAATTTGAATATCAAGAAAATTTTAGGATAAAGAAAGGAGGTCGGAACCATGCTGTCCTTCGGTAGTGCTCCTGGAAACTTGTTCAACAGACTAGGAAAACTTGGTCTTATCATCAAGCAGGCCAAGTCTTATCAAACGTCCCAACAACCCAACCTTATTGATACCACCAATGGGGCTGTAGCTCAATATGATGGGGAATCCGACCTCCAGGCTCTTATTGGAAGTGCCTACATTGGAATTCTCAACAACGTAAGCACGGCAGGATCATTAGCTAAATCCGTAGCCGTACAGACGATCAATCGAATGGTCTTTCGGGACAATCCCCAGATTGGACAAACTCTTACTTCTCTGAATACTACTGCCTCGATTAATGAAGTCATCCGTCAGATGAAACTTCAGGGAGCTACAGTTCTAGCCATGACCATAGGGGCTACTCCTTCTTCCTTTACCGGGACAGGGAATGGAGTAATTAATGCCAGTGTCCGTCGTCCCTTTGATGGATTGGTCTTGGAGAATTCGTTTGC